CCGTTCAAGATTCAATCACAGAAGGCTGGGAATGGATTAGATGAGTGGTGGAGTTTACAACAAAACTTATTTCGAAAATCGCCCTGAAGAACAATTAGAAGAAGGTGTTCTTTATGGTGTCATTCTTGTCAACCAAAAGACATTCGTAAGGGAATGTATTAAGGTTGGTATAGCAAAGGGAAAAGATTGGAGACACGTTATTAAAAGAAGTCGTGGTTTTAAAGGATATGATTTGCGTATTCAACGAACTTACCACGACACAATTTATAACTGCTGGAAAATTGAGCAGGAACTGCACGAGAAGTTTAAAGACGACCGTCATTATCCAGCTGAAAAATTTGGTGGGCATACAGAGTGTTTCAAAATTGATTCTAAAATTTTATCCCACTTCCCGAAAAATAATTCTTGACAAACGCTCTCTCGTCTGATATAATATACTTATATTTTGGGAGAAAGACAATATGACAGAGATAGTACCACCAACAAGTTGCCCAGCATGCTCAAGTGTGTTGGAACTTGTGAATGACCAACTATTCTGTCGTAATAGACTTTGTCCCGCTCAGTCTGCAAAGCGTATTGAACACTTTGCAAAAACTTTGAAAATCAAAGGACTTGGCCCTTCTACTATAGAAAAGCTAGGTCTAGAAGATTATCATGATATTTATTCTCTCACCCAAGAGGAAATATCATTTTTACTGGATTCAGAAAAACTGGGAACCAAACTCTTTCAAGAAATAGAAAAATCGAAGAGTAGTGACCTAACAGTTTTATTACCAGCATTTTCGATACCGCTGATAGGCTCAAGTGCCACTCAAAAGTTAGCGAAACACATCTCATTTATACATGAGATAACCCCAGAGATTTGTGTAGCGGCAGGTCTGGGTCCTAAAGCGGCGTCGAACCTTGTAGATTGGTTAGTAAACACTTTCCACTTTGAAAAATACTACGAGCTACCCTTTTCTTTTGCTTGTGACAGCAAGGCGAAAGTCAGTCATGAGAACACTAAGGGAACAGTTTGTATCTCAGGTAAGCTAATAAGCTATCCTACCAAAGCAGCCGCCACGCAAGTATTAGAAGAAAACGGCTACGCAGTAAAGGATAACCTAACAAAAGATGTAACAATCTTAGTTAATGAAAGTGGTATAGCAAGTGCTAAAACTAAGAAAGCAGAAACAATGGGTATAACAATTATTAATAACATAAAAGACATTTTAGAGGAAAATTAAAAATGGCATTACCAAAATGGACAGACGAAAGAACTTCAGAGTTAACTTCTTTCGTGGGCAACGAGAGCCCTATATCTCAAGCTACTGTTGCTCAAGCAGCAGAGCAGTTAGAAACATCTACAAGATCAGTTTCTAGCAAACTAAGAAAGATGGGTTATGACGTAGAACTAGCTTCTGCTTCAGCAACTAAGTCTTTCTCAGAAGACCAAGAAGCTACTTTATCAGCTTTTGTAACTGATAACAGTGGTTCTTACACATATGCAGAAATTGCAAATCACTTTGAAGGCGGAGCTTTTTCAGCTAAGTCAATTCAAGGTAAAATCCTTTCTATGGAATTAACTGAGCATGTAAAACCTGCTCCTAAAGTAGAAACAGTTAGAACTTATACTCCTGAAGAAGAAGGAACATTTGTTGAAATGGTAAATGGCGGTAGCTTCGTAGAAGAAATTGCTGAAGCATTAGGCAAATCTGTTAATTCAATCAGAGGTAAAGCTCTATCTTTATTAAGAAGTGGTGAAATCAATGCGATTCCTAAGCAGAAAGAAACTAAAGGTTCAAGCAAAGCTGACGTTTTAGCTGACATCGATATCTCTGGCATGACTGTCGAAGAAATCGCTGATTCAATTGGCAAAACAGTTAGAGGAGTTAAAACAATGTTGACAAGAAGAGGTCTTCAGTGTTCTGACTACAACGGCGCTGCTAAAAAAGAAATAGGTTAATATTTCGTACTATTTTAGTTAGGTAGGGGCGTTCTGTCCCTACCATTTTTTATCTTATACTTGGGAGAGTTAGTTTGAATATTGCGAGTGCTTTACTGAAGCAGATTATAGTACAGAATGATTTAGATACTTGGTCTAATCTCAAGGAACATTACCTACCTGGTGATTTCCAACCGATATTCAAAATCCTTGATAAACATATTGAAAAGTATCAAGACCTTCCACAGTTCGAAGACCTACGTTACGAAGTCCGTGACAGAAAACTACAAGAAAAAATATTCGCTATCGAGTCTGTAGATGTCGAGGTCGACGCTTGGCTTTTACTTGACTATTTAAAGAATGAGTATGCACAAGTAGAAATTCTAGACCAACTAGATAAGTATATAGATAATACAGTAGCAATGGCTACAGCTGAAGAAAACATAGAACAATTACAGGAAATAGTACTAAAGGTAAGTGAACAGGTAGATGTCAAACCACCTGCAGAGAGTATGGAAAGAATCTCTTTGTTTGAAGATGACAAAGAACTATCGAAGTATTTACCTTTAGGACTCAATTCTGAATATGATTCGGAAATTCAGTTCTCTCCCAAAGATTTGGTGCTTGTGGGAGGCAGACGTGGTTCAGGTAAATCAGTTACCTGTTGTAATATTGCAGCTAACGTATATGAAAGTGGTCGTTCTGCTATTTATTTCACTATTGAGATGGATAGTCGTTCTATACTACAAAGAATATGCTCTGTTGCAACCCGTGTTCCACTCAAAAGATTGCGTAGCAAAATGCTATCTTCTGATGAGTGGACAGCAGTCGCTGGCTGGTGGGCTGGAAGATTTGATGGTGGACATGAATTGTTACCAGAGTTCGAGAAAACTCGTGACTTTGAAGCATTTCATGATAAACTAACAAGACTCCAGCTACACAAAGATAGGCAAATAGATGTAATCTATGACCCTGCACTAACTCTCTCCAAGATACAGTCAGAGCTGGACAAAAAGGTTAATCAACTTGATGTCGGTGTTGTAATAGTTGACTATCTGAACCAAGTGAAGCGCCACAATGCACCAAGTCGATCTGGTCAATATGACTGGACAGAACAAATAGAAGTAAGTAAGAAAATGAAGTTATATGCACAAGAATATGAAACAATGTTCTTTGCACCTTATCAAACTGATGCAAGTGGAGAGGCTAGGTTTGCAAAGGGTATACTTGATGCTGCAGATGCAGCTTACTCACTTGAAACATGGGAACAAGAAGACAATTGTATGACATTTAACTGCACAAAAATGCGTAGTAATGTTATGAAAAGTTTTGATAGTGTTATTGACTGGGAAACACTTAAAATCGGTCCTCAGTCTGCAATTAATCCTAAAGCAAAGGAAGAAATAACTAAGAGTATGAAAACTGGAGAAGATGTAGACGACTTATGATTTTATATACAGAAAAACAATTAGATAGAGCATACTTTCAATTTATAAAAAAACTTCCAGTTATAGTGCCTTTGCCTTCAAGAGAAGAGTTTAGGCGTATTTTTGAAGATTCAATGAAATTAAAACAAATTGAAGATTGGGTAGACTGGAATGGGGATAAATTATGACAGTTGAAGAACTATTACAAGAGAGAAAAATACAGTATAAGTTATCTCCAGCAGATTGTATAGTTTCGTGTCTTAATCCTGAGCATGATGACAGTAATCCAAGTATGAGAATTGATAGAATTACTGGAGTATATAATTGTTTTTCTTGTGGATTTAAAGGTAACTTATTTACGCATTTTAATGCACCTTCTAATCCTATAGATATTCGTAGAGAAAAAGTAAGAAGAAAGATAGAAGAAGTTCGTTCTTCTTCAATTGGTTTGAAGATGCCAAAGAATTTTATGCCTTATGTAGGCAACTGGAGAGAAATCTCACCTGATACTTATAAAAAGTTTGATTGCTTTGTGCATCCAGACAAACCTTTTACAGGCAGACTCTCCTTTCCAATTAAGGACTTGACAGGAAAAATAGTAGCATTTAATTGTAGGAGTCAATCACCTACAGATATAGTAAAATATATCATTCATCCCCCAAAAGCTGTGTTACCCCTATTTCCTGCTCGAGTCCGCCCCATAAAGGGTAGAGTTATATTAGTAGAAGGTATATTTGATGTGCTAAATCTACATGATAAAGGATTAGAAAATAGTGTTTGTTGTTTTGGTACAAGAAACATAGATGTAGAAAAATTAAGACTACTAAAAATGAGTGGAGTAACAGGAATAGATATATTATTTGACCCAGATCAAGCAGGACAGGAAGCTGCAGAAAGAGTGATTGAAATGTGTGATATTGCAGAAATACTCCATAAAAATATTAAATTACCAGCAGCGTTAGGGGATGCAGGGGCATTAACAAAAAACAAAGTAAAAGATTTAAAGGAAAGATTATATGGCTAAAAAAGATGCAACATTAATAATGAAAGAAGTAAAGGCAGGAGGTACTTTCAGAGCCTTGCAAGAAGCAAAGAAATGGACAGACAGAAAACAGTGTGCAGTATTATTTTGTCAAAATAGCATAGATATTAAAAATCAAGAGATAGCAGCAGCAGTAAAAGCAGGTATATCAAGAAAAGATATTGTAGATGTAGCAGAGTTAAATAGTTGGAAGA